TGATTGAAGAACCAGTACCACGTTGGCGGTATTGGTTTTTTAGTTTTTATGACAACGCAAGCTTATCTGCTGATGCTATAGAAAAGAAAAAGAACTCTGCACCACCAGGAACTAAACTTTACAAGAACAAGATATTAGGTCTTCGCGGTAAGGCAACAGGTATTGTGTTCGTTAATTTCCAAAGAGATAAGCATGTCATAAAAGATGGTTATGTCAAACAAAAGCTTTTATCTGGAGAATGGCGATTTAAGAAGTTTACAGCTGGACTGGATACCGCTTATTCAGCAAATAGTCCAGATACAATTGCAATGATTTTTCAAGGCATAACTGAATGCGGAAAGCTGATAACACTAGACGAACGTGTGTACAACAATAGAGATTTAGAAACGCCGATTGCTCCGAGCGATACGGTCAAGGAGTTTATAGCCTTTTTGGATAAGAATCGTGATAAGTGGGGGTTTGCTAAAGATGCATTTGTTGATTCAGCGGACCAGGCAACCTTGACAGAATTCGAAAAGCATAAGCGACAATTTGGGTCAGTTTATAATTTTGTTAATGCCTACAAGAAAACGACAATCATTGACAGAATTAACTTTCAGTTAGGTTGGATTGCACAAGGTTGCTATTTCGTCTGCGAACATTGCAAACAGCATTTGAATGAGTTGGAAAACTACGCGTGGTCTGAAAAAGCGGATGTGCCAGAAGATAGAAATGACCATACGATAAACGCGAATCAATACGCGTGGTTGCCATATATTAATTTAATTGGACAGAAAGAGGTGTAGCATGGGTTTATGGGTTTAATCGAAGGTATGAAGAATATGCTTAGGAAGTGGTTAGACATCCAGTCAGCGAATCCTAAGGTAATTACAATTAATGAGCTGATGAACTTTGAACAGAACGCTGCTAAGAATAAGATTTGGTATCGAGGGGATAGCTTTGAACTATCTCAATTATACAATCAGTTGGACAATAGCGCTGTAGGTTTAAATTTCTGGGGTGCAAAATCATCAACTGGACTAGAAATCAGAAAAATACATACTGGTTTACCTGCAATTATCGTTGATAGATTAACCGATATTGTTTTAAGCGATATGAATGAAGTCGATATTGAAGACAAGGTTATGTTTGATTTGTGGAATGAGATTGCTGAAGATACACATTTTGATAAGCAATTAATTAAAGCAGTCAAAGAAGCGTTAGTTATTGGCGATGGTGCTTTTAAATTAACCTTCGACAAGTCTATTTCAGAGTATCCGATGATTGAATGGGTACCAGGCGATTTAGTGGAGATTATTTATCAACGTGGAAGACTAAAAGAGTTACAATTTAAAACGTTCTTCACAGAAAAAAGAAAACAGTATGTACTTGTTGAAAAATATGGGTATGGCTATATCAAGAACGAACTATACCGCGATGATAAATTGATACCTTTAAACATTACTGATTTCACAGCAAACATCAGCGATTTCGTGTTTGACTCTAAACTAATGATGGGCGTTCCATTCGCCATTTTTGAGTCTAGCAAATACGAAAATCGTGGACAGTCCATTTTCGACAAAAAGACAGATGCATTTGATTCACTGGATGAAGTTTGGTCGCAATGGATTGATGCTTTGAGAGCAGGTAGAACGAAACAGTATATCCCAGAATCATTTCTACCTCGTGACCCTTATACAGGAGAGATTGCCAAACCAAATCCATTTGATAATCGATTTATCAAAGTTGGGACCGATATGCGAGAAGGTGCATCAAATAAGGTTGAAATTCAACAGCCAGTCATTCCGCATGATAGTTACGCTCAAACCTATAGCATGGCTTTAGATTTAGCGCTACAAGGGTTAGTAAGTCCAAGTACGCTTGGTATTGATGTCAAGAAGTTAGATAATGCAGAAAGCCAACGAGAGAAAGAAAAAGCGACTCTATATACACGGAATGCGATTATCAAGGCGTTAGAGAATACTTTACCTGTGCTGATTCAAATGGCGCTGTCTGCTTATTATGTGGACCACAAGCAATCTTTGACTGATGTAAATGCTAAAGTCACGTTTGGAGAATATGCTAATCCATCATTCGAAAGTCAGATTGATACGATTGGCAAAGGTAAAACACAAGGCATTCTTTCGATTGAGTCAGTGGTAGACGAATTATATGGCGATACCAAAGACGAAGAATGGAAAGAAAAAGAAGTGGCCAGACTTAAAGCAGAACAAGGAATTGCAGAGTTTGAACAGCCAACACTCAATACAAAGCTAGGTAATTTTGAAATCGGAGGTGTTGTTGATGAGCAAACCGATAACCGTAACAATCATGAACAAAGCGTATCAGATGACTCGCAAACAAGCTAAAGGGTTGTTAGATATTGCGAGCGAACAAGTTCCATTTGGTATTTATGCAGTCGAAAAGGGCGGAAAAATTAGCATGGAACACATGAAATGCTTATCAATTACGCAGCTAAAAGCAAAAGTCAGAGAGTTTCGTAGCGCTGGCTTTAAGGTGTATTACAATGGCTTATGACATTACTAGAGCATTTGAACGTATTGAGCGTGAATTGATTTCGTCGATGGTCCGCAACATGAAACGACACCGTGTGGAAGAAATTGACAAAGATATTCAGTGGACGCAATGGCAAGTGCTACAGTTACAAGGACTTGATGATTACAAAAGAAAATACTCAAAGAAATACAAAAAGCAATTTCGGACCATTAATGCCCAATTAGAAGCAGCATTGATTGCAGCAAAAGAACAAGGGGATATGGATGCTGAAATTGCTATTTTAAATGCGCTTAGGAAAGGATGGCGTGCACCTAATGGCGGACCGAAAATAGACGCGCAATTCTTTCGTTTGAACGAACGGAAAATGGATGCATTAGTTAGGTCTGTTACTCATGACATGGAAAAGGCTGAACACGCTGTACTGAGATTTGCTGAAGACCAGTATCGAAGAATAATATTTGATGCACAAGTTTATGCGAATAGTGGTGCTGGAACCTATGAGAAAGCAGTAGATATGGCCACAGATGATTTTTTATCTAAAGGTATTAATTGCATCCAGTATGCAAATGGTGCTCGTGTAGGTATCGCAGCTTATGTTGATATGGCAATTCGAACAGCCAGTAAGCGAGCGTATTTGATGGGAGAAGGTGCAAAACGTGCAGAGTGGGGCGTGCATACAGTTATCATGAACAAGCGTACCAATGCCTGTCCAAAGTGCATGCCATTTGAAGGTAAAGTGCTGATTGATGATGTTTGGAGTGGCGGTTCTGCTGATGAAGGACCGTATCCTTTGATGAGTAACGCAATTGCTGCTGGGCTTTATCATCCAAATTGCAAAGACATCCATACGACCTATTTTCCCGGAGTGAGTACACCGCCAGACGACAAATTTACAAAGCAAGAATTAGCTGATGTAGAAGAACGTGAACGACTGGAAAATAAAAAAAGCTATGTGAAAAGACAAGCTGAGAAGTGTGGTAGATTAGCCGATTATAGCTTGGATAAAGAAAAACAACAGAAGTATCGTGAACGTGAAGGTGTATGGCGTAAACAAGCTAAAGAATTGACACAAGAAATCAAAGAGATTGATGACAGAAGAGGATTTCAATTCCTGAAAGGTTTCCACACATTTGATGATCCAGTAAGAGATTATCTAGGTTCAGCGTTCGAGAGTCATCCGAAAGAAACGCAAATTCTCCTAGATAAACTAAAAGAAATCGGCGTTGAAGTAAACATTGTCGACAGGGAGACAATGGCATATGGACCATCAGGAACTTCTGGTAATCCAGGTAGTATAACTATTTGTAGAAATGCTAGTTATAGTGCTTTGCTACATGAGTACACACATGCAATGGATGATTATAATATTGGGTGGAAAGCGATGAGGAGCTGCTTATTTGATTTAGAAATACAAATAAATTTTGAAAGAAGAGCATACCAAGCTGAAATTGATTTTTGTCGCTCGCAAAATTTGCCAGAAGAGTGTATAATGAAGTTAGAAATGTTGCGAGATAGGGAAATTGAAAGAATTAGGAAGATGGGAAGATGAAATATGGATGTAGAAAAAATGAATGTAGTAGAGAGAGCAAAATTTTGTAGAGACTCTGCTATTTTGAAAAGTAAAGACAAAAAGACAATAGAGATTTTACGATCATTCCAAGACGATACTTCACTTCTGCCAGTTGTTAAGATTCCGATTTCAGAATGGGCGACAGCAGCACTCATTTATTTAGGAATAATTAGTTATGCTGATAATGTTTCTGAAAATGCTGACTACATTCTTAATGCATATAGCGAACTTTCAAAAGAATACAAAAACGGCACCTTAGAATTATAAGGTGCTTTTTTCATACCAAAAATAGGAGGTGATATCATGAGTTGGCTATGGTATTTTTTATTCATTTTGGTTGGATTGCCTATGCTTTCCTTGTCAATCGGCTTGTCTATTTTTATTTTGAGAGAAGGTATCAAAGGTGGTGACAAAGATTAGCCTATGAAAGTAACCTATGTCCACAATGGCGTTTGTATGTATAGTGATAATGAGATTATCTGGCGAGCATTAAGAAGTCGTTGCAGCGTATTGGAAAGAGTATTAGAACGTAATAATATGACCTTGATTGAACGCAGACAGCTGCAAGATGAGTACGAGCGAACCTTTGCGTTAACAGAAAAATATAGTAAGAGATAAGTCCTAGCAATAGGGCTATTTTTATTGTCCGAAGACTTTAAACTACGTGGAGACACCAGTGTATAAAACTGAGGGAGACACCCGTAAAACTGATAGAGAGACTCTAAAAACTGAAAGGAGAAAAGTTGCTATGTCGTTAAAAGATGTATTAAAAATACCGATGAAACTACAATTCTTTGCAGAAGGAGAAGATGAATCTAATCCAAATAATCCACAACAAACGCCTCCTCAAACGCCTGAATTTGATTATGAGAAGTTGGCCAGTCTCATTAACGGAAAGCAGAGCGTAACAGAAGATACTGTGCTTAAATCATATTTTAAACAGCAAGGATTAAGCAAAGATGAAATGGATTCGGCAATTGCTGCATTTAAGAAGCAGAAAGCAGAAAGTACGCCTGATATTGCACAACTGCAAGCAGATAAAACTAAAGCTGAACAACAAGCACTTAAAGCAGTAATTGAAGCAAAAGCACAGATGATTGCTTTTACATTGGGGATTGATGCTAAAACAATTCCGTATGTATTAAAATTAGCTGATTTAAGCCAATTGTCATTAGATTCTAAAGATGAAGATGTACAAGCGGTATTAAACAAAGTATTGGAAGATGTACCTGCATTGAAACCAACACAAGATGCTAGTTCATCAGGCTTTCAACAAGTAGGTGCTCCAAGTGGTGGGAATAACTCATCACAGACAGATGAAGCTTTGAAACGGGCTTTTGGTATCAAATAAAAGAAAGAAGGATTTAATTTATGACAGTTTATAATTACGCAGAACAATTTTTACAACCATTAAATCAAAAATACGCACTAGAGATGACTTCGTACGATTTAACCCAGTCTAATCCACAAGTGCAATTTTTAAATGCTCAAACAATCAAATTACCATCAATTACTGTTTCTGGTTACAAAGACCATAATCGACAAGGTGCAGGATTCAACACAGGTACTATTACAAACGAATGGGAACCAAAGAAATTAGCGCATGACCGAGATGTAGAATTTGCGATTGACCCAATGGATGTCGATGAAACGAATTTAGTTGTATCGATTGCAAACGTGCAAAACACTTTAGAAACG